CATCGACATGGATTGGAATATAGTCACAGAAGGTGATTACATCATTGCCGAAGCATATGAAGTAGTTGATCCAACAATTTATACCGATGTTTGGAAAGATCGTTGGCTTTTAAGATATGCTACTTGCTTAATTAAGCAGCAATGGGGAAATAATTTAAAAAAATTCGGTGGAATGCAGATGCCAGGTGGTCTAGTATTTAACGGGCAACAAATTTATGATGAAGCCACGCAAGAAAGAAAAGAGTTAGAACAAGAAATGATAACAAGTTATTCACTACCTGTTACTGATATGATTGGCTGAAATATATATTTTATAAAAAATAAAATAAGGTATTTAAAGTGTCTACTAATTTTTATTTTCGCAATTATGATTCATCGAATGAACAAGATTTATTACACGATCTTGTCATAGAATCGATTCGTATATACGGCGAAGATATGCTATACATTCCTAGAGAATTGAAAAGATATGATCAACTCTATGGAGAGGATGCAATATCCGAATATAATCAAGCAATTATGATCGAAATGTATATAAAATCGGTGGACGGATTTACTGGTGATGGTAACTTCATGTCCAAATTTGGATTGCAGATAAGAGATCAAGTAATTTTCTCTGTATCACAACGTGTATTTTCTCAAGAAATCGGTGCAATAACAAATCAAATTAGACCGAACGAAGGTGATTTGATTTATTTCCCACTGAATCAAAAATGTTTCAAGATAATGTATGTCAAGAAACAGGAATTCTTTTATCCCATGGGAACACTTCCAACTTGGGAAGTGACGTGTGAATTATTTGAATACTCAAACGAAAAGTTTGATACTGGAATTCCAGAAATAGACAAATTACAAAATCAGTATTCAACTGATATTCTGGAATGGGCGATTACAGATGAATCCGGTAATATACTCACTGATGAATCTGGAAATATTCTTGTCAAGGAAAGTTATAATCTAACAACAATTAATCCAGCCGCAGACAATGACGTTATACAATACGGCGGCGTAAATTTTCCAGACGGATCGGACGATTTTATTGACTTTACTGAACGCAACCCATTTGCAGAAAATAATTTCTAATGTTTAATAAGAATCCATTCTATTTCAACCTGATCCGAAAATACGTAATAGCATTCGGTACATTATTCAATAATATCTATATTAGTAGATCAGATAAAGATGGAAATCAGGTTAATCTGATGCGTGTACCTATTACGTACGGTGCAAAAGATAAAGCACTTGCACGTGTTATTCAAGACCCTGCTATCGATAGACCAACGGCTGTATATCCTTTACCTATGATGTCCTTTGAAATAACGGGCTTTGACTATGATGGTTCTAGAAAACTACAGACCATCAACAGAAATGCATATAATGATTCTGCGGACAATTCAAAACGTAAATATCAATACATGCCAGTACCATATAATATCGAATTTCAACTCAATATTCTAGTGAAGAATGCTGAGGATGGTACAAAGATAGTTGAGCAAATACTACCATACTTTACACCGGATTGGACTGTAACTGCATTGCTTATCCCTGAAATGGGTATAAAGCATGATATACCTATCATCTTAAATCGTGTAAACTTGGATGACGTGTATGATGGAGAGTTTGAAAAGAGAAGATCCATGGTTTGGACACTTGACTTTACTCTAAAAGGATATCTATACGGTCCGATTAAGACCGCCAAAGTCATTAAATACTCAAATACACAATTCTTTGCTCCACGTGGAATTGCGGATGGAAATCTACAGTCTGCTGTGGGTAATACAGACCACGTTGCGGTTATTAATATACAACCTGGATTGTTGGCAAATGGCAGTCCAACATCAAATTCCAGTCTATCGATACCAGTCGATGAAATACTTGCCACTGATGACTTTGGATTTGTGGTGACAATAACCGATCCAGCGGAGCCTCAGAATGAGTGATGATAATGACGGTCCTATTGATAGGGCATTAGGATTACCACCTATCCCATATGAGAAAAATTCTCAAATTGTTGATCTAGTAGCAAAAGCTCGTGATGATTCTGCAAAAGAAGATTTTACATTTTCAAGGGCAAATGTAAGGACTATACTTGAAACTGGATCGGAAGCCATAGAAAAATTAGCTCTATTGGCAGACCAATCACAAAATCCTAGAGCATATGAAGTTTTAGCAAAATTAATTGATACAGTATCAAATGCATCCAAACAATTAATGGATTTACAAGTACAATTGAGAACAATTGAAAAAGTTGATATGCCACATGATGATGAAGCTAGAAAACATGTGACCAACAATTTATTTGTTGGATCAACTGCAGAATTACAAAGAATGATAGCAGATATAAACAAAGATAAATGATATCATATTCCTATAGTGTCAAAGACAATTATACACGTGAATAGAAAAAAGTCAACATGAATAATGAAATACCAAACTTCAAAAGTTATTTGGGTAATCCCAATTTAAAAAAATCTGGAGTCGGAGTCAACTGGACCGAGGAAATGGTCCAGGAGTGGGTAAAGTGCTCTAATGATGTGGTTTATTTTGTAAAAAATTACATGAAAATCATCAATTTAGATGATGGTCTTGTAGACTTTGATCCTTATCCATATCAAACTAATATGCTTCGATCCATGGCTAATGAACGTTATACCATAATAACTACTGCTCGACAAGCCGGAAAATCCACTACTGCATGTGGATTTATACTTTGGTATATTATTTTTAATCCAGAAAAAACTGTAGCCCTTTTGGCTAACAAAGGTGAAACTGCAAGGGAAATTCTAGGAAGAATTCAACTTGCTTATCAACATTTACCAAAATGGTTACAACAAGGCGTATTGGAATGGAATAAAGGTTCATTTGTACTTGAAAACAATTCTCGAGTTATAGCAACCGCAACATCAGCAAATAATATCCGCGGATTCTCTATTAATTTGCTGTTTATTGATGAAGCGGCACATATTGATAACTGGGAAGAATTCTTTACATCTGTATTTCCAACAATCTCATCTGGTCAAAATACAAAAATTATCCTTGTATCAACACCAAATGGACTTAATCACTTTTATACAACTTGGCAAAATGCAAGCGAAGGAAAAAATAACTATAAACCGATTAAGGTGATGTGGTATGATGTTCCGGGTAGAGATGAAAAGTGGAAACAAGATGTTCTTGCCGGTATGAATTTTGATACGGAAAAATTTGCTCAAGAATATGAAGTAGAATTTCTCGGTTCTTCTGGAACTCTAATTGCTGGTTGGAAATTAAAAGAGTTAGTGCATCAAAGACCCGTTCAACAAAATGACGGTCTAAAGATGTATGAAGCGCCTGATAAAAATCGATCATATGTATGTGTTGTGGACGTATCCAGAGGTAAAGGGTTGGATTATTCTGCATTCAGCATACTTGATGTTAGTACGATGCCATACAGACAGGTGTGTGCTTATAGAAATAATAATATTACACCTATTGATTATTCTAGTATTATTCATAGGATAGCAAAATCATATAATACAGCGGCAATTTTAGTAGAAATAAATGATATAGGTGAACAAGTAGCTACATCATTACACTTTGATTTTGAATATGAAAATATACTCTTTACAGAACATGCTGGAAGAGCAGGAAAAAGAATAACATCTGGTTTTGGATCAAACGTTGATAGAGGTATCAGAACCACAAAAAGCGTTAAATCTGTTGGATGTTCTATCTTAAAACTACTAATTGAACAAAATCAATTAATCATCAATGACCATGATACCATAAATGAACTAACGACTTTTTCTAAAAAAGGTCCATCATATGAAGCAGAATCTGGCAAACATGATGATATGGTCATGGGCTTGGTCATATTTGCTTGGTTATCAGATCAACCATATTTTAAAGATCTAACTTCTATAAATACTCTGGCTAACCTAAGAGAAAAAACTGACGAAGAGCTAGAACAAGATCTGACACCATTTGGATTTCTTGATGATGGTGCTCCTTTGGATGATCAGATACAACTAGATACTTCTGGTAGATGGATGTCCATAGTGGATGACTCAAAGGACGGATTTTTATAAATAATAAGGAAATAATGAGTTTCTGTCCTCTAACAAGAAGGAGATAAGTATGGTATATCAAGTAAGTCCCGGAGTTAATGTATCTGAAGTCGATTTAACAACGGTGGTCCCAGGTGTCA